TTCTGGAATATTCTCTATTACTGATAACCAAGTTAACTATGCAAACACTAATACTACTTCCGGTAACACTAATTCACAACCTCTTAATATGAGTGGTACTTCATCATTATCGGAAATATATTTTATAATTCAAGGTAATAATACTCCGACCGGAGGTATTGATGGATTTAGTAGTTTAAAAATAACTGACGGTACTAATAACTACAATGGTGTAGGAACCGAAGAATATAATGATAAGTATAGAGTTACATTTAATATTGGTTCCGCAAAAGGAAGAACCTTCTATTGGGGACAAGCTGCTTCGGCAACCATAGGTGTGCTTGAGATAGAAGACGCTTAACAGAACTTCTTATAAAATTAAAGTAGTAAAATAGAAAATTAAAAAGTTATGTGGTTGTATAAGGATAAGGTTGTAGAGAGTATTCAAGATATGCCCGAAAATACTTACGGGTTTATTTATAAAGTAATACACCCACCAACCGGTAAACAGTATATTGGTAGGAAGGTACTACAATTTAATAGAACTCTTCCTCCTCTAAAAGGAACAAAACGTAAACGTAAAATAATTAAAGAATCAGATTGGCTTAAGTATTACGGTTCACATAAAGATATCTTATCTTTAGTAAAAGAAGGTAAACAATCTGAATTTGAAAGAGAAATAATACAATATGTACCCAATAAAAAGCTTTTAACTTATTTTGAATGTAAATACCTATTTATATATGAAGTTCTAGAAAAACCAGACCTTTATATTAATGATAATATTTTAGGTAAATTTTACCGTAAAGATTTTACACAATGATCAAACTTAAAGACGTAATCGGATACCCCTCTCTAAAGTACCACTTAGACAACAAACTCTCTTTACATGAGCATGTCTACCGTTATAGCTCTGAAGCCTTTATACAGTTGTTTAAAGAAGCAAGAGAAGCCCTTAGCGACAGGGATATAGAGTTAGAAGAAGAGGATAGAGAGCTTCTAGAGACAACAGACATTGGTGAATACGGAGATTATAATGGTATGAGAGTTCCTTTAGATCTTCCAATGGCATCATCAAAGTATAATCCTTTATTTGAAATCGGAGCATATATTGATGAAATGATGGAAAATGAAGCTCTTTTAGACGAAGGTGCTTCTTTAGATGAATTAATTAACTTTGAAGAAATCAAAGAACTAGTAGAGTCTATAGGTGCAAAGATAAATATGGATAAGTTCAGACAAGCTGTTTCCCTAAACAAAGAAGAGCTTGACTATAACGGTTACGATATGATAAAAGCATCAGTCGACTATATAGCAGAATTAGAGTACAAAGGAAAAAAAGTACAACTAAACAAACCAAAACGTGGAGGTTCTAAAAAGTTTTACGTTTATGTTAAGAATCCAAAAACAGGTAATGTTAAAAAAGTTTCTTTCGGTGACACTAATCTTTCTGTAAAATTTAAACAACCAGGCGCCAGAGCATCTTTTGCCGCACGCCATAAATGCTCTACTAAAAAGGATAAAACTAAAGCAGGTTACTGGTCATGTAATATAGGCCGGTATTGGAAATCCCTCGGTGGAAGTGCTAACTTCTCAGGATATTGGTGATAAAATAAATGGCTAGACCGTATATAGAACAGGAAGACATTAGAACTTTCCTAGCTGCGTCCCCCAGTGCCGAATTTGTTTGGCATAGAGATAGAGAAGATAGATGGATTAAATCGTTAGACAATACTGATTGGAAATTTCAATTAGATAATAAAACTCCTACTACCCTAAATAAGGAGAAACTATTTATACCCAAAGAAACGTATCACCGTTTAATAAAAGGAACTGGTGATTTAAAATTAAAAGTAATAAAAGTAAATTAAAAATGGCAAAAGCTACAGCAGGAGGTAATTTTTTACGTACAGAAAGAAAAAAAAGACCGGGAGTACACGCAAAAACTAAAATTTCTGTACACAAGACCGGTAAGAACTATAAAAAACCCTATGTGGGCCAAGGCAAATGATAAAACTATCAAAAATATTACTAGAAGAACCTGTTGCTCAAGCAGCTGCTAAAGCAATTGACGCAGCAATTAACAGTGTAGATGAAAATATGAGCTACGGTGACTTCGCTAAAGCTGTTTCTATAATTATACTTGATCAGTATGGTTCACATAATATTGATCCTTTTATGAAAGATCTTCATAATCATCTCGGCATTAACGAAGCATCAAAAAATAACTCATCTCTAAAAAGTATTGAAAGCATCAGTATATCATACACTGACTCAGGAAAATACTACGGCACATACGTTCATTATAAAAAAGAAGGATCTTCAGCCCCTATACTCAACCGCAGTAAACTTTGGATAGACGAAGCAAACAAATTGTTAAACATGCTTGAAATAAATGGAGAAATTGATATGAGGTATGATGAAGAAAAACTAAGCAAGATAGTATCACAGCTTGAATCAAAAGGTATCCAAGCAGACTTTGACGATGCAATGGATGTAAGCTAATGAAACTTTTAAACATACTCCTTAACGAAGTTCTCGATGCTACTCCTGAGTTTAATCAGGAGGTTTCTAAGTTAAAAGACCAAGGAGCAACATTTATTGGCCAAGGAGACTATGGAAAAGTATTTAAACTTGGAGATAAAATAGTAAAAATCACATCAGACTCTGATGAAATACTTCACGTAAAACTCTTAAAAGGTAAGAAAACAAATAATTTTGTTTATATTTACGATATAAGGGTGATAAACGATCGCCTTGCTGTTATTACAATGGAAGACCTAGAAGAATTTAAAGGTGAAGTACCTCAAAAATTTATACAAGCTGCAGAACAAGAAGCAGAAAAATACGGGATAGACTCAGAGGAACTTGATTTTATTGGGGACAACATAATGATTGACCCTATAACAGGTAACTTAAAGATGGTTGATGTATAAGTAACATTTAGTTGCTTTTCTGAATAAAAGTTCGTATATTTAAGTATTAGTTACGGACTTTTATATGGATTATACATTTTTACTAGGCTCTATTGAAGGCATACTGGGCAAGGGTCAAAAGAGAGCAAGAGATAATTATGCTTTCCATTGTCCTTTTTGCAATCACCGTAAGCCTAAGTTAGAGATCAATATGGCTCCTAACAGTGAAGGCTTCAATCCTTGGGAGTGCTGGGTTTGTGAAACCAAAGGTAAGACTATTAGGTCTTTCCTGAAGCAATTAAGAATCCCTTCCGACCAATCACAAGAAATTTTAAAATATATCCCTAAAGGATCCTATATAGATTACAATCCTGTAACTATTGTTGAACTTCCAAAAGAATACCAACCCCTCTGGAATGCATCAACTACATCCTATATTGTAAGAAACGTAAAAAAGTACTTATATGACAGAGGACTTAACGACAATGATTTTATTAAATATAGTATTGGATACTGTACAACTGGAGAATATGGAGGACGAATTATATTTCCAAGTTATACTTCATCCAATCAACTCAATTTCTTTGTTGCAAGAAGCTATGATAGCAGCTACTTTAAATACAAAAACCCAGAAACATCAAAAGACATAGTCTTCTTTGAAAACCTAATTAACTGGAACCAGCCTATAATAATATGTGAAGGAGTATTTGATGCTATCGCTATTAGAAGAAATGCTGTTCCTGTACTAGGAAAATCTATCTCCAAAGCGTTACTAAAGAGAATTATAGTCTCAGGAGTAGAAGACATATACATTGCATTAGACAAAGATGCATTTAAAAAAGCTATACAATACTGTGAACAATTTATAAAATTAGGCAAAAGGGTCTACCTAGTTGAATTAGATGAAAAAGATCCAAGTGAGATGGGCTTTCAAGCCTTTACTAAATATATTCAATCAGCTCAGGAGTTAGATTTAACTACCTTGATGCAACATAAGATTTATGCTATATGATAAGACAAGGTACTAATATTTTAAAAGAGAATTCTAGAAAACGATTAGAATTTAATCCGGATTTAAAACAGATTAATTTTCTAGACAGAAGAGTCTATAAAAGATCGGACGGAGTATACTATCCATCCGTAACTACTATACTCCAGTATATGCCCAAAAATAAGTTCTTTGACAACTGGTTAAAGGATGTTGGGCATAACGCCGATCTAATTTTAATAAAAGCAGGTAAAGAAGGTACTCAAGTTCACGAAGCAGCTGAAAAACTAGTTTTAGGCGAAGAAGTTTCCTGGATGGATGATTTCGGTAAGGCTAAGTATTCTCAAATAGTTTGGGAAATGATACTTAAGTTTTATGATTTTTGGACCACACATAAACCGGAACTAATTTCTACCGAACAGTTTGTCTGGTCTGATGAACACAAATATGCAGGTACAGCCGACTTGGTTGTTAAGATGGATGGTGAAATATGGCTACTGGATTTAAAAACTTCAAATGCTTTACACCGTTCTTACGATTTACAGCTTGCAGCATATGCTAAAGCAATGGTAGAAGTTAAAAATCAAAAAATAGACAGAACCGGCATTATATGGTTAAAAGCAAATACTAGATCAAATTCTAAAAAAGAAGGAGTTTACCAAGGAAAAGGATGGCAGATTAAAGTTACAGACAACATAGATTATAACTTTGATTTATTTCAAACTATATACAAGCTTTATAGACTGGAGAACCCAACAACCGAACCTATTTATAATAGTTACCCAACAACCTTAAAACTATGAAACTAATTAGAGTGCTTTTAGAAGCTACACAAAAACCAAAAGCTGTAATTATGGCAGGAGGTGCCGGTTCAGGTAAATCGTACCTTCTAAAACAATTAGATTTAGGAAGCCTTGAACAATTTAACCCAGATAAATATATAGAAGATCCAAACAGCCCTGCTCATAATAATTTATCAGCAGCTACAGCTCAAACAAATAAAGATGTATTACAAGCTATAGAGAATAAAACTAGCTTTGTTTGGGATACTACAGCATCTAATTCTTCAAAGGTTAAAGATATAATAAAAGCAGGTTACGATGTCTATATGGTGATGGTATACACACACCCTATGATATCATATATTTCAAATTTTCAATCTAGAGAAAGAAATGTACCAGCATCGGCTGTATTCTCAACTTGGCGTAACGTATACCAGCTTATCTCCGACTACTCCAAAATGACTGGTGGTAACTTATCTATATTTATTAACGATAGGGATGGGAAGTACGGTAAAGAAATAGAAGCTTTTAACACAGCAGCAAAAAACGGAGCATCTGGTATAGCAGACTACTTAGCTTCCTATAACAAACAGAACGACATTGGGGCATCTTCTTTTAGAAAACCTATTGAAATGTCTAAAGAAGATGAGCAAGAATTTAATAAGGCAGCCCAAGGCATAGATTACGATAAAGGTTCATACGGAGAGGACAGGGCTATAAAGAACGCTTTTATAAAGGCATACCAAAAGAACGGAGCAGGACCTGGGGCTGATAAGTTAAAAGACTCCATAAAAAAGTATAGAGAGAATAGGGATAAGCAGAATCAAAGAGAAAAAGAAGTTTTAGATAATATCGGAGAAATGTTGTTTTCTTCTGAGTTTCAAGAATTACTTAAACATTCTACACCCTCTGAGATTGATTCTGCAGTGCAAACATTTCTTACATAATGGCCACAGTATTATATCCAGGAGCATTTAAACCACCCCACCGCGGTCACTTTGAACTTATAAAAAGTTTAATAAAAGGTAATCATAGAGGAGTAGTATATGATATAGATACTGCTCAAGATGCTTTAGGTAGAGTTCTAAAAGGTGAAAGAGATAAAGTAGAACCTATAAATAAAGTTATTATATTTTTAGGAGGAGGTGAACGAAACGGAATTACTAAAGAAGAATCAAAAACTGTTTGGGATATATACAATAAGTACCTATCTAAAGTAGAAATAATAATAGGAAGTAAAAATCCAATGTCTGCAGCAAAAGACTACGCTAAGGAACACCCTGATCAGAAATTTTATGCTGTAACAGGTGTTAGAGGAGAAGAAGATGCTGTAGATTTGAGAAGAGTTTCTACTTTTAAAAATAGACCAAATGTAGACGGACTTGCTGTCCCGGCACAAGGTAATCAAATCAGAGCTACTGATTTTAGAAAAACTATATTAACAGGAAGTTTAGATGCAGTTATAGATTTTTTTCCAAAAGAACTTTCGAGAGAAGAAATATTACATATTATGAAGATACTTAAACAGAGTATTATTGCTGAAACGATGTTAAATAACATTAACAACGTAATGGATAATTTATTTGAAGTAGAAGAAGGTTCATCTGGAACAGCAATTGCTCCAAAAGGTACTATGAGATCCTTAGATAGAACTAATCTACAAGATACATATACAAAACTCAGAAGACTTCTTGGAGATCAAGAGTACCATGTAACATATAATACCGATCACATAGAAATCAGAGTCAAGCAAGAAGGTGATGCCCCTGGATTTGATTATACCTCATATATGGCGTCTATTTTAGAACACATGATTGATCAGGGAATGAAAATTACACCTTTACCTGAGATTAAAATTAAGAAAGATTTAGCAGAATCTTTAAACTTCTTTGGTAGAACTGCATACTATAGCCCGACATTAAAAGAAGTTGCCATTTACACAGAAGGCAGACACCCAAAAGATGTTATGAGATCATTTGCTCATGAGATGATACACCATATGCAAAATTTAGAGGGTAGATTAGTAGAATTCAATACAACAAATACTAATGAAGATGAAAATCTACTTGAATTAGAAAAAGAAGCTTACCTAAAAGGTAATATAACTTTTCGTAATTGGGAAGATAAAATTAAAAATGAAAATAAATAAAGGTTATGGGAAAAAGTATAAAAGACTTAATAGGAGAAGGCTACCCGCTCAAAACAGAAAAAAAATTACCACCGTATAAGATATACTGTGACATGGATGGAGTGTTAACAGATTTTGAATCAAGATTTGAACACTTTACTGGAATGTCTCCTAAAGACTATGAAGCTAAACACGGAAGAAGTCCTTTCTGGCAGTTAATAGATGTTACTGTAGGAATAAAATTCTGGTCAGAGATGGAATGGATGCCCAATGGTCTACAACTTTGGAGCTTTATACAATCTTATAAGCCTGATATTTTAACTTCTCCTTCTAGAGATAACAATTCAAGATTAGGTAAAAATTTATGGGTCAGTAAACACATAAGCCCTAACCCTAAAGTCATATTTTCTTACTCCGCAGACAAACATAGATATGCTAATGAGAACTCTATCTTAATAGATGATAAAGAATCTAATATACAAGAGTGGGCAGCCAAAGGCGGCATAGCAATACGTTGTGAGAATGGAAATGTAAATCATGTTATAGAAAAATTAAAAGTGTTAGGTTATGAATAATGAATCTCTACTAAAGAAAGAATTTAAAGAAAGTGACGTACAGAGAGTTAGAAATTTAGTTAATAAAGATTTTACGAGCAAAACTAAATTACAAACCGGATACCAGAAAACTTACATTGCCCGCAAAGAAGGAGACGTATGGGAGGAAGACGGTAGGCAGTGGACAATTAAAAATGGATTGAGACAGAACGTAACAAAGCTTGACTCTGCTAAGAAAGCAATGCAAATACCCCTTAGGTGCCCAAAATGTAAAGGCTCTATGGAACATCATCTTGCAAAAAAAATGTATAAAATACATGGTTTTTGTTTCGATTGTACCGTAGGTTATGAAGCTGATTTGAAAAAAATAGGCCTTTATGATCAGTATGAGAAAAGAATGATGACCGGAACTATAAAATCTTTTATAAAGGATATACAAGATTGGGTTTTAGATCTTACTATAGAAAATGATACATATGTAACAGAGCATGGTGATATTGAAAGCTGGAAAAGCAATTCAGATCAAAAGAAAAAAATTCTCAGTAATGTAAAAGAATATATAGGGTTCCTAAGTGCCCATATAGGTTAAAAAGTTCTATTTATTAAAGTATTAACAGTATACCTTTTTAAGATGACACAGAAAGAAGTATTAGAAAATGTCTTAAGTGAATTAACGACTATAAAAAAAGGCATGCCCAACGGCGAGCTAAAAGTTGTGATAGACGGAATGAAGGAGATGAAAGAAGATGTATCTGAATTAAAGTATATGCTTTTAAATCCAGAAGACGGTATTGTTGTTAAAACTAACCAAAATACAGAGTTTAGAAAAAGAACAGAAGATAACGAAGAGAGACACAGAGGTCTTATATTAGATTTACAGGTCCTAAAAAGATGGAAAGAAGGAGTTAATAAAGCACTTTGGATTTTCTTCGCCGCCATAGCCGGTATTGTTATAAAAATGTTAATGATGATAAACGAGTAAAGATGAAAAAATCACAACTTATACAACTAGTAAGAGAGATAATTAAAGAAAAGAAAAGACCGGGTCTCTGGGCTAATATAAATGCTAAAAAGAAAAGAGGAGAAAAACCATCGCACGGCAACTCTAATGCTCATAAAGATGCAGTAGCAGCAGGTAATGCTATGAAAAAATAATGAAACCAACTTTAGCACAACTCATAGGAGAGATCATAACTGATACTGAAATCATTTGTGATGACTGTGGGTGGAGCTGGAACAAAATAGAGGGAGGAAGTGATTTATATGTATGTCATAAATGTGGTCACGATAATACACCTCATGCTTTAGAAAACTACGCCGACGGTAAAGTAAAAGGAAAATCTAGACCAGGTAGAGTTAAAAAATCTGGTGCTAGTTGCAAAGGCTCAGTGACTGATCTTCGCAGGAAGGCCAAACAGTCTTCCGGTGAGAAAGCTAAGATGTACCACTGGTGTGCTAACATGAAAGGTGTTAATTAACACATGACTATTTATTTATATAGCTATACAATAAAGAAAGATGACATACGAAGAAATTAAAACTCGATTAATCAAAATCGAATCTATGCTACAATCTATCCAAGAACCTACATATCAGGTTAAAGCAGGTATAAGTGTTCAAGAGACAACTAAAAAACTTGGAGTACTCAAAGAACAACTTCAAAATAAACTTACAATTTTAGAGTACGGAGAAAAAACTGCTTTCATAAATGGCAAGCCCACCGAATATACTGACGAAAAAGAACTTACTAAACTAAAAGACAATCAGGATATTGAATCAATTACGACAGCATCAGGTAGAAAACTTAAAGAAGCCGAAGAGGAAGGAATTAAATTCTCATCTGATGAAACCAAGACAATTGCCAGAGAAGTTGGTAGAGCTTTAGCTAAAGCATTAAAGACCGCAGGAGACGAACTAGCTCATATGGCTATTAAGAGTTTAGAAGAAAATTCCTTTAAAATACATGTAGAATTTAAAAAAGATACTTCGGTAAAAGAGTATTCTTTTTATATAGCTGAAGATACTTTACACATAGTAGATTCATCTTATGATAGAGAACTAGTAGACGTAGGAGTAAAACCTTCCGGTGAAGCAGTAATTAGTGTTGATGTATTAACTAATGAGTTTATGAAATATTTTAAATCTATGAATGAGACAATGTCAGATAAAGAATTTGCGGACGCTCAACAACAAGACAGACTAGAAGATCATCCTGAAAAGGATATGATTCAAAAGATACAAGCTCTAGTCGCTGCTGAAAAAAATAAAAAAGAAGTCAAAGAATCCCTTGATGGACAATTTGATGAAAAGTATGCGTTAGAAATCTCAGTCAGAGATGCTCGTCAAGCACAAGAAAGAATTAATGATGTAACTGCTTATGCCGATGCCCTACTAAACGGTACTCTAATACAGCACGGTAGTAATGTTTACACAACTAATGACGAAGAAATGTTTTTCGGATTAATTGACGATTTAAATGGCTTAGAAATAATAGATCGTACCGACACAGACGAATCAGTAAAAGAAATGGATATAAACGATCCAGTTCTAATGAAAATGAGAGATACTAAAATGAAAGCTTCTCAACCAAAACCAGAAAAAAATATTAATCCGGACTGGGATCAAGTAAAAGGTAACTCTTCTAAAAAAGCAACAATCATAGCAAAACTAAAAACCAAAAGAGCCGAAGTAATGAGGTCTATGGAGCAAGAGGCTGAACCCGAAGGAGGTCCAATTGCAGACAAATACGGATCTGTTTTAAATAAAATTGACGCTGCTATTAACAAAGCATTAGGTAAAAAAACAATGGGTTATGATGCTGCAATAGCAGAGGATGAAGGAAACGAAAAAGAAATCATCGGACAAGAAATGGTCGATTACATAATGCAAAAATGGAATTGGTCAGAAGAAAAGACATTACATTTCCTTGCTAAAAAGCTCGGTAATAGAAACGCAAAAGAAGAAAATTTAAATACCAATGTTTCCGAAGATACTATTAACCCAGGTGAATTTGAAGATAAAGGATATGAAGCAGGAGAAGCTGCTTTTGAAGGAGTTAAAAACTACTTTAATAATAGACCGGACTTTAAATCTTTTAAAAACGGCTTTATGCAGGGCTTTATAGACAATGCCGAAGCTTATGGTTTAAATGAAGATATAGACGTTGGGCATCAAGATGATGAACCTAGCATGCTCCTAAAAGACGTTTATGATATTGCTCAATATGCAGCTAAGATACATAAATCTTTACAAAAATATGATAAGTTTGATGGCGAGGTTGACTTTCCACAATGGTGGCAAAAGAAAATTATCTTAGCGAGAGATTACATCTCAGGAGCACAGCATTATTTAGAAGCTGAAGAAAAGCAACCAGCTTTAGATCAATTAGCTTTAGAGAATGTTAATGAAGAAACTACAGAATGGCCAAAAGAGGTTTTATCATATCATGGAGATATTATCTTTAAACTAGTAAAAGTAGGACTAATCAGTGCTAAGTATGAACTAATTAATAAAGAGACAGGTAAATTACACGAACCTGGGTTTAGATTTTTTCAATCTGTAGAAGCTTTAGAAAGAGATGCAAAAAATACTATAATCCCATCAGGCGGAACACAATCTTCTCAATTTGAATCTGCTCCAGGGTACGAACATGATTGCGCAGCATCTGTTGTACATGAAGTATACGGTCATGGATTATGTCTTGAAGGGAAACACACTCTAATAGAAACAGAAAAAGGTAAAGGCACTGTAACACACTACGATGTATTTTTCAAAAATGGAAGTAAGACTGTAGAGAACGTTCCTGTAAATGAGTTAAAAATTATAACTTCTTCATCACATAAGCATGGTAAGAAAAAGAAATAATATATGAAAAAAGCAGATCTTAAAAATATCATATTAGAAGCATATCAAGAAGTTCTACTAGAATCACTTATAACCGATTTATACGAGGATGAGGAAGAAGAAACCTCTACTGAAGAAGAACCGGTACCAGAAGAAGAACCAGAACCAGATGCTCCTAAAGAGACTGTATTAGAAGATTCTACTGATATAATTTTAAATAAATTCCCTACAGTAAAAGCTGCTATTATTAAACTACAAACAGAAGACTTTAAAGAGTTTATTACTACTGTGGATTGGGTATCACCCCGTCCTTCTTCTTTTAGAATCAACCTTAAGAACGGACAAGATTATATTTTAAAGTGGACAGGTACAGGCTTTGAAGCTCAGATACAAGGCAAAAGATATTACATAGATAAGATAACAGACTACCAGCAAGCTTTAGATAAATTAGCCGTACTCTATAAAGAAGGTCCAATGAAAGGTGCTGGTGAAGGAGATCCAGCGTCTGCTGAAGATATAGGAAGTGCCGATACAGGAGGAGGAGACTTTCCAGGAGAAGAAGGAGGAGGGTCAACCGACACTGGGTCTGAAACACCTGCCTCAGGAGGAGAAGAAGGTGGCGGAGAAGATCTATCAGCCGCACCAGTAGATTTCGAAGACGGGGAGTCACCAGAAGCATAATAATAATAATAATAATAAAATAAAAACTATTAACTAAACTTTATATTATACTGTACAATGAAAAATTTTGACCTCAAAAAATTCTTAGTAGAAAATAAACTAACCCCTAATAGTAACCTTTTAAAAGAGATTACCAGTAAAGGTAGTGTAAAGTTAAAAAAGCTTACTAAAGGTGGTAAAACTTATGAAATAGGAGATTTCGACCCAAATGATGATGGTAGAATAGAGACGATAGAAAAATATACTAACGGCTATGCTATAACCGGAGGAATCTATAGCGACTACGGAGACGGAGACGCTCCAAAAGAAACGTATATATATGCTATCGATTTTGATGGTAATGAAATGGACGAAGAAGATTTAGACGGAAGATACTAAATGAATATTATAGACAAAGCTATACTAGAATGGTCATATAAGACCACTAAAGGGTACCCTGACATTAATAATCAGGATGACCTAGCTTTGTTTGAATCTATATTTGGTTTTAATCTTACAGAAAACTCAATTCAATTACAAGCACGAGCTAAGATAATATCTGATAACCCCGGTATGTTTGCGGTGCAATCAAAACCAGGACGTATAATGAATGTTAACAAAATTTCTGCCCAAGAATTTGTTGACATACTGAAAACAACATTCGATATTGAAAATGTAAAAGTACATGGACCAAACACCGGACCTAATAAAAAATCTCTTACTTCTAAAGCCTCAGCAACGTTTGATATGTTTGAATTCGAATTTGAAGACAAACAGGTACTATTACTACTAGTAGGAGGGGCATCAGCAAATAAAGGCCAGCAATTCGAAGATAGAATGTTTACTGAGTTGAGAGATGCAGCAGGAATAGATATTACTGATTTAGAGAGCCCTCAAGTGGTTCAACTTCTCAACTTCCTTAAAATAGATCCTAAGAGCTACTCACAAGCTGATGTTAATCAAACAGGAGGAAAAGATACTAAAAGACCCCTAAACTTAGATATCGGAGCAGAAGATAAAGGTTCTACTATTTCGGATGTAGAAATTAAGACTCCTGGTAAAATGCATTACCTTTCTATCAAGAATAAAAAAGGTGATAATATATACAACGGAGGTAATGTATCTGCAATAAGGTTTAATGAAGATAAAACTAAGATTATATTAGACCAGGATTTATTCAATGCAGATAAAACTAAGGTAAGTATATTTGATATGTTTAGTATTGATCCTCAAAAAGTGGTAATCGGCCTTAATAACTATATAAACCAAACCGGAGAGGATTTAGGGCTACAATCAGTAGATTTTGATAAAGATAGAGTTTTCAAAATGATTGGATCCGCTGTAGATTATGGTTACACATATGTTAGAGAAGCAACAGATACTACTCTTAAGATAATACAACTAGATACTGCTGAAGATGCCGGTAAGTTTACAGGAATTCCAAAAGCAGTAAAAATAAGGTACCCTAACAGAGCGACTAAAAGTACAAACATAGTAGTTGAGTTAGAAGGTTCAAGAGCTGGCTACAGTAAAGTTTTAATAGAGATTAGAAACGCTGCTGGCGGATTAGATAAGCCCTCTATTAAAGCTAAAATTTTATAGTTATGGCACAAGACATAAAAAAGATAATAGCACAAGAGTATATCAAGTGTGCTAAAGATCCGGCGTACTTCATGAGAAAGTACTGTTATATTCAACACCCTAAAAGAGGTAGGATCTTATTTAACCTCTACCCATTCCAAGAAAAAGTTCTACACCTATTTAGAGACGAGCAGTTTATCATAACTCTTAAATCAAGGCAGTTAGGTATCTCCACTTTAGCAGCAGGGCACTCATTATGGTTAATGTTATTTCATAAAGACAAAAACGTTCTAGCATTAGCCACCACTCAAGCAACAGCACGTAACCTGGTAACTAAGACTACTTTTATGTATGATGAGCTACCAAGATGGTTAAAATTAACTGCAGTTGAAAAGAACAAATTATCCTTGAGGTTAAAGAATGGTTCAAAGATACAAGCTAAATCATCTAATGCCGATGCCGCACGCTCTGAAGCAGTATCTTTGCTTCTGATAGATGAGGCTGCCTTTATAGAGAACATTGAGGAGACCTTTGCTGCTGCACAGCAGACACTAGCAACCGGTGGTCAATGTATGGCATTATCAACTCCTAATGGAATCGGAAACTGGTTTCACCAGACCTGGGAAAAAGCAGAAGTAAGAGATAATTCGTTTATACCTGTAAGATTACCTTGGACAGTTCACCCGGAAAGAGATCAAGCATGGAGAGACCAACAAGATAGAGACTTAGGCCCTAGGATGGCTGGCCAGGAGTGTGATTGTGATTTTTTAGCTTCTGGAGACACTGTATTCGAACCTGCTGATCTTTCTTTCTACGAAGAAACTTATCAAAAAGACCCTGTTGAAAGAAGAGGAGTTGATAGTAACTTATGGATATGGGAACCTGCTGACTACACAAAAGACTATATGGTTGTAGCTGATGTTGCAAGAGGAGACGCTGCCGATTACTCTGCATTCCATGTATTTGAAATAGAATCATGCACCCAAGTAGCAGAGTATAAAGGTAAGATTTCACCAAAAGACTTTGGTAACGTACTTGTAGGAATAGCATCAGAGTATAATGAAGCTCTACTAGTCTGTGAGAACGCAAATATCGGATGGGCTACTATAGAGCAAATACTTGAAAGAGAGTATAGAAACATGTATTACAGTTCTACCTCTAATATGGAGACAGTAGAATCTTATATGAATAAGTATGAGAGAGATAAACTTGTACCCGGCTTTACAATGTCTGCTAGAACTAGACCTTTAGTAATAGCTAAAATGATTGAGTACATAAGAGAGCGTTCTGTTACCATACAGTCTAAAAGGCTTATGTCGGAGATGAGAGTCTTTGTTTGGAAAAACGGTAAAGCTCAAGCTCAAATTAACTATAATGATGATTTACTTATTTCATGTGCAACAGCTCTATACGTTAGAGATACAGCACTAAGATTAAGACAACAAGGCATGGACTTAGCAAGAGCACAACTATCCTCTTTTACTAACCTAAATTCTAAAAATGAAGCAGTTATTAATTCAGTTGGATATTACCAAAATAATCCGTATATTGTTAAGAATAGCTACGGCGAAGAAGATATCTCCTGGTTACTTAAATAAAACTATTTATATACATATATTAAACTAACCCCAAATGGCGGATACAACTTTATTTAGTAGGCTACAGAGATTATTTTCAAGCGATGTAGTAATAAGAAACGTTGGAGGAAAGGAGCTAAAAATAGCTGACATAAACCAAATTCAAACAACCGGTAAATTTCAAACTAACTCCCTAGTTGACAGATTTAGTCGTCTGTACATCTACAATAATAAGAATATTTTCAATCCCAATCTAAATTATCAGACCTTAAGGATTCAATTATATTCTGATTACGAGGCAATGGATACCGATCCAATTATAGCCTCAGCACTAGACATTATAGCAGATGAAGCTTCAGTTAAGAATGATCAAAATGAAGTACTTTCCATTAAGTCATCAGATGAAAATATTCAAAGAGTTCTTTACAATCTATATTACGATATATTAAATATAGAGTTTAATCTTTGGTCCTGGACTCGTAATATGTGTAAATACGGAGATTTTTTCTTAAAGCTAGAAATTTCTGAAAAGTTTGGAGTGTATAATGTACTACCTTATACGGTATACAATATTTCTAGACAAGAAGGATTAGATCCAGAGAATCCTGCTAAAGTTACATTTCAATTAGATCCTGACGGATTAGCTTCTACTCAAGATCCTAACTATCTACCTAAATCTGGTAAAAAAGTAATAGAGTTTGATAACTATGAAATTGCTCATTTTAGACTAATCTCTGATACTCATTACTTACCTTACGGACGGTCTTATATAGAGCCTGCTAGAAAAATATTCAAGCAAGTTACTCTAATGGAAGATGCAATGTTGATTCACAGAATCATGAGAGCTCCAGAGAAGAGAATGTTCTATATTAACGTTGGTTCTATTCCCCCAGCCGAAGTAGATCAGTTCATGCAGAAGACTATCAATTCAATGAAGAAAACACCTTATATGGGGTCTGATGGTCAATACAATCTGAAATTCAATATGCAGAACATGATGGAAGACTTTTACCTCCCAGTCCGTGGTGGTGATACTTCTACTCGTATTGAAACAACAAAAGGATTAGAATACGATGGTACAACAGATGTACAGTATCTACAAGCTAAAATGTTTGCTGCTTTAAAGATACCTAAAGCATATTTTGGATACGAAGGTGATCTAAACGGCAAAGCAACACTTGCTGCTGAAGATATTCGATTTGCAAGAACAGTTGAACGTGTCCAACGTATAATGGAATCTGAATTGACTAAAATTGGTTTAGTTCATTTATACGCTCAAGGATTTACCGGAGAGTCTTTAACTAATTTTGAAATTAAGCTTACTACTCCATCAATTATATTTGAACAAGAAAAGGTTGCTCTTATGAAAGAAAAGATCGATCTTGCAAATCAAATGAAAGATACAAAACTATTCTCATCTGATTATATTTACGAGAGTATATTTAACCTTTCTGAAGACCAGTACAATGAAGAAAGAGAACTTGTTAGAGAGGATAGTAAGAGAATGTTTAGAGTCGCCCAAATCGAAAACGAAGGAAATGACCCGGCTAAGTCTGGTACTACATACGGCACCCCACATGATCTTGCTTCTATGTACGGTAGACGGTCTACTTCAACACCTAAGGGAGATACACCTTTACCTAAAGGAGCCGGCACTAAAGAAGTACCAATGGGTTATTCAGAAGAACCAGATTTTGGAGCACCAGGCCCAGAAGGCGGAAGACCTAGAGAGAAATTTTCAGTATACGGCACAAGTGAAGATCCACTAGGGGGAAGAGATAGATTAGGTACCCATGGAATGCACGGAGGGTTTCCTTCTGATAATGAAAACGTAATGGAGAACTTAACTACACAGTCTGTTTACTATAAAAATAAAGAAATGCTAAAGAGTATAGTATTCGAGAAACCAATTCAAGACACCTCTGAACTACTCAATGAGGAGAATATAAAAGATTTAGGTAATTAACCGATATTTATTACAGTAAACGTATATAATGAGAATAAAACATAATAAACTCAGAAACACCGGTCTGATATTTGAGCTTTTAGTTAAACAGATAGCAGCAGATACGTTGTCTAAAAATGATTCTCCTTCTGTTTCTATACTTAAAAAGTATTTCACCGGAGGATCAGCTATTGCCAAAGAGTTTAAACTTTATGAGTTTATTTTAAAAAGCAAGAATGTATCTCAGTCTAAAGCTGAGACGGTACTTTCTACTATAACTGAAATTTCTAGAAAACTAAATCAAAACGACTTAAAAGATCAGAAATACAAACTAGTGGCCGATCTTAAAGCTCATTATGATCTCAATGAATTTTTTAGTATACAAGTTAGAGAGTATAAAGCCCTGGCTGCTCTTTACTGTTTATTGGAAGCTCAAAATAATTCTGATTTAGTAGATCCAAACTCTTTAATAGAGAATAAAACTACTATATTAGAACACCTTACTTCTAACTCTCAGAACGAACAAGATGTAAAAGATACTTTAATAGAGGAGTATTCAAAATACGACAAAGATTTAAGACTTCTTACTTTTAAAATACTATTAGAGAAGTTTAATGACAAATATAAGGATCTACTTCCTGAGCAAAAAAATATACTAAGAGAGTTTATCACATCAGTTAACTCTAACGCAAGACTTAGAAACATAGTTAACGAGGAATTAACAAAAATAACAAAAGATGTATTAGATCTAACTCCAAAGGTAAAAGACCAAGTAGTTAAGATTAAATTAAATGAAATTGCTAAATCAATTAACCCAGTATCGAACAAAGAAAAGATATCTGATTCTCATTTAATCAATCTAATGCAATACTACGATCTAGTTAATGAATTGAGATCACTATGAAGAAATCTGAATTAATCAGTCTTGTAAAAGAAATAATAAAAGAAGTACAAGCCCTACGTGAAGTTAATGCTACCAATGCAGGAGGTGCATCATTTACTCCAGGTACCGGAGCTCAGTATGCAACTCCAAAAGCATTTGGTAAAGACAGTAGAGCAATAAAGACTTTAAAAAAAGATGGATATAAAGTAGTTTCTAGACCAAAAAGACCATCACATACTAAAGCATTTGATTATTTATAACATATGAAAACCGCAACCGAAAAATATAACACAGTACTTGAAGGTACATTAAATAAGAAAGAATTTGTTCGTCAAATGAGACAGCAATTTCCTAATTTTATTTCACAGTTTAACGGCTTTGACGACTCAGTTCAAATACTTAAAAATAAAGGTATGATCTTTGAAGTTAAAAAAGAAGAAGCTAAGTACCCGGAAGTTAATATTTCTTTAGACGTAATTGAAAGAGGTATAGATATTGAACTTGCTGCAAAAGATATAGACCCAGTAGGGTATGTTAGCAAAGAGCAGTACCTAGAAGCTAAAAGAAAAGCTGTTCATAACCTTACATTAAACCTTAATCACTATATTGACCTTATGGCAGGAGAGTCTAATAAAGTTGATAAAAATGATAAAATGAAAGAAGTTAAAAAAGGAGAAGAAATAGACGTACCCAACGGTATGAAAAAAGCTGATTTAAAAGAAAACTATACTGAAGAGCAAATACAATCAGCTATTAACAGAATTAAGGAAAGAAAAGTATCTACTCCTATAGAAGAAGTAGAAGAACCTTCATTAAGAGAGACTGTTACTTCTGCAATAGGTGCTATTCAAAGTAAATACGAAAACATACCCGGTATTAATCAGATTATTAAAGAATTTATTAAAACACATGCTCAAGATATTATGGACGGAGCAGAACCAGTAGAAGGGTTTAATAACTATATCTCCACAAATTACGAAGCCTTAGCAGAAACTGAAACTTCAATAGAAGAAAAAGAAGGTGTTCCCCATTTTACTAAAGACGGTAAAGAATGGAAAGGCAAGGTACATAAAATGCCTGATAACTCACTAATGTCAGGTGACCCTCATGACGAAAATGGCAGCGGACCTAATGGTGAAAGTGAAAAATTACACCATAAAGAAGACTTAAAAGAAGAAGATGTAGCTCTCACAGATCAAGTATTTGATATCATCTACGCAGCCGGCAAAGCCGCTGATGACATAGAGGGAACTGCAATGAATTTTATGGAAGCAATTGGTCAAGAGTTTGAGATTGATTTCGAATTCGGACGTACCATGCAAGAAGCAGAAAAGAAAGCTAATAAAGATTACGACGGTGACGGAGAAATAGAATCAGGTGAAGAAGAGTATAAAGGTTCAAAAGACAAAGCTATTAAAAACGCTATGTCAGAAGCGAAAACATCTTCTAGTAAAAGCGAAGATCAGCTTAAGGAAGCTGTTAAAATGATTATTAAAAAAGTTCTTAAAGAAGAAGTAATCACAGAAGCCGCCACCGCTCAACTTTCTAAATTCGGAGAAGAGTATTCTGACTTCGGAGGAACTAAACAAATTGTAAACCAACTAGAAAATATTGTTACCGAAGTTGAATCATTTTATGATAGAATCAACGGTAAGGTAAAAGATATTTTTGTAAAGATGGGTGAAGTAACAAATGAAGAAGGTCTAAAAGTTGGTGGATTTATCGCACCTGCCTTAGAAGCATCATTCAGACAAGACTTAAGACCAGTTCAGAAAACTTTCTTAGTAGGTATTGAATTACCTAGAGTTAAGACTATCTCTAGAGCAGATGTTGACAGAGTGAACGCAGGAGGGGAATTAGAAGAAGAACCTAAACAGACAATATTTACTCCAGTTGTGGAAAGTAAATCAAAAAAGAAAAAATAATCATGGCCCAGCTATTAGTAGACGTAACACCATTCAAATCTGTTCTTCGAGAATCCAAAACTAAACCCGGAGTATTTGAAGTAGAAGGTGTAATGCAGAGAGCAAAAGCTCAAAATCAGAATGGTAGAGTCTATGCTAGAACAATTTTAGAAAGAGAATCTAAAAAGTATACAGAAGATTTTGTCAAAAACGGTAATGCATTTGGAGAATTGGATCACCCTGAGTCTCCCGTTGTCTCCTTAAAGAACGCTTCACATGTAGTAAAAGAGCTATGGTGGGATGGAGACGACCTTATGGGACGTGTAGAACTACTCAATACACCCTCAGGCAATATTGTAAAAGAGATAATTAAAGCTGGACATACAATCGGCATATCATCTAGAGGTACTGGCTCAGTCCAGCAATCAAATGAAGGCACTTTAGAAGTGCAGCCTGATTTCGAATTAGTATGTTGGGATTTTGTATCTAATCCATCTACACATGGAGCATTTATGAACCCAGTATCATTAAATGAGGCAAAAGCTAAAACATCTAAGTATACTAATTTAGATTTAATCATAAACGATATATTAAGAACCTAATAATATTTCCCAACGGACGCTACCGACGGGCAGAAGTTGATTCCCTTACAGAAATGTAGGGGTTTCTTGTTTTTATAGAACATATATATTTATATACATAATATACGATCTCTATATCGTATTTAAATTAAATTCATAATTGCAGTTTTTTAACTGTAGAAATTACAACAACAACAATTTTTTAAAAATGGCAAATAAAGATTTATTCAAGCAAGCTATTGCTGAAGCTAAATCCGTAAGAGAAGCCGCTATTGCTAACGCTAAAGAAGCTTTAGAAGAGACTTTAACCCCTCAACTAAAAGACTTATTAGCTGCTAAACTTCAGGAAATGGAAGAAAAAGAAGAAGAAGTAACAGAGGAAAAAGTAGAAGAAACTAACGGATTTATCGAAGTACAGGCTGAAGCCGAAGATGACTCAGAAGAAACTGAGGACGGCGAAGAAAAGGCAGAACCAGAAGCTGAAGAACCAGAAGCTGAAGAAGCCGGAGAGAACGAAGAGATGGAAGACATGGACCTTAAAGATCTATCAGTATCAGATTTTAAAGATCTTATTCGTGATATCATTGCTCAAGAAATGGATGCAGGTGAAGCAGAACCAGAAATGGGAGCTGATATGGATGCCGGCGCTATGGATGAGCCTTCTGCCGATGATTTAGGCATGGAGCCTGAAATGGGTGCAGATGACGAAGAAGAAATCGATTTAGATGAACTTCTTAGAGAATTAGAAGGAGTTACTGAAGAAACTACTGAAGAACTTTCTGAAAAAGATTCTGGAAAAGATAAAGAAGAATCTAGTGAAGAAGTTTATGAAGAAGTTTCTGAAGAAGTAGACGAGAAAAAAGAAGAAGCTTTACCAATAACAGCTTCTGCTGACACTCTTACTAAGATAGTTCATTCATTATTAGATAGTGGCAAGATTCAATCTGAAACTGCTGACGATTTTTTAAACGCAATCTCTAACTCACCATCATTAGATGTGTATGAGGAGAAAGAAGCTGATAATAATCTTTCAGAAGCTTTAGAAACAGTCGAAACTTTAAAAGCACAACTATCTGAAGTAAACCTTTTAAACGCTAAACTACTTTATGTAAATAAAGTTTTTAAAGCAAACAACTTAACTGAATCTCAAAAAGTTAGCATCATTGCTGCATTCGATAAAGCCGAAACAGTCAAAGAAGTCAAACTTGTTTTTGAAACAGTATCCGAGAACGTAGTAGCTAAGAAAACAACTACTCCAATCAAGGAAAACAAATTAGGAATGGCAAGTAAAGCTACAGGTACAACAGCTTCTAAGAAAGAAGTAATTAGTGAAGTATCTGATGCCGTCCTTAGAATGCAAAAATTAGCTGGAATTATATAATCAACTATTTAAAAAAACTTATTAATTATGGAAATAACTTCATTATTAGAAAGCTCAAACGGATACAAAAGCCTACAGGCTGATGCTACTCGTTTAGCTACTAAGTGGTCTGCTTCCGGTCTTTTAGAAGGACTTAAGGAGAAGGAGGCTAACAACATGGCAATGATGCTTGAAAATCAAGCAAAGCAAATTGTTGCTGAAGCTAACACAACTGGAACAGGTGGTACTTTTACCGCTGGAGCTGGTGAGCAGTGGGCTGGTGTTGCTTTACCATTAGTACGTAAAGTATTCGCTCAAATCTCTGCAAAAGATTTCGTTTCTGTTCAACCAATGAACTTACCTTCAGGGCTAGTATTCTATCTTGATTTCAAGTACGGTACTGCTCAAACTGGACAAGCTGACGGTGCTAACATGTACGGAAATGTATCTACTGCTAACTCTAAGATAGGAGTTGACACTGATGTATCAGGTGGTCTATATGGCGCCGGAAAATTCGGATACTCTATCAACGAAGCTTCAGTTAACGTTACCGCTACAAAAGCTGCTGCTGATTCTGGATCTGTAAATCACGAAGTAGGAGTTGACATCGCTACATTTAACAAAGTATCTGTTGCTCTATCTGGTCTAACAGGATATGATGCTGATGGCGTTCGTGCTTTCGGTCTTGTTTCTGCATCCGTTGCTATTCCAGTACATGCAAATTATACTAAGATTGTTGGTACAAACCTTCAGTTTGTAACTAATGCTGACGCAATTGCTGGAAGTCACACTGTTTCTGTTAAGTATCACAAAGCACCTGCTGACAATTCTAGAGGAGATTTTGAAGCTTCTGGAGCTGCCGCTGTTGATTCATCGATTACTATACCAGAAATCGACGTACAACTTGCTTCTGAATCCATTGTTGCGAAAACACGTAAATTGAAAGCGCAATGGACACCAGAATTTGCACAAGATTTGAATGCTTATCATTCAATCGATGCAGAAGCTGAATTGACTTCATTGTTGTCTGAATATATCTCTATGGAGATTGATCTTGAGATCCTTGACATGTTGATGAACGGTGCTGCTACTACAGAGCATTGGTCTGCTGAGAATAACAAAATTTGGGATGGTACTAATTGGACTACCTCAACTTCTGATTTCTACAACACACAAGGTCAGTGGTTCCAAACTTTAGGTACGAAAGTACAGAAGGTATCTAACAAAATTCACCAGAAAACTCTTAGAGGAGGTGCTAATTTCTTAGTATGTTCTCCAACAGTTGCTACAGTCCTTGAATCTATTCCAGGATATGCAGCATCTACTGATGGTGATTCAATGGAATTCTCAATGGGTGTACAGAAAATCGGTAGCTTAGCTAACAGATTCAAAGTATACAAGAATCCATATATGACTGAAAACGTTGTTCTTTTAGGATACAGAGGAGGTCAGTTCTTGGAAGCTGGTGCGGTTTATGCCCCATATATTCCTTTGATGATGACTCCATTAGTATACGATCCTGAAACCTTCACTCCAAGAAAAGGTTTAATGACTCGTTATGCTAAGAAGATGATCCGTCCTGAATTTTACGGTAAGATCTTTATTAGTGATATTACCACTATCTAAGCTTACATTTAGACTTAATATTAAGAGAGGCCTTCGGGCCTCTTTTTTTTTTAATTGCTATTTACTATTTATTATATATGGAATTAACCTGGCTACAGTTTCGGAATCAAAATCATATTCGTATCTTGAATGAAAACGAACAGATACGTCAGTATAGATTTTATTTAGACACAGTTGCAAATCAAATAGTAAATCAAAACAAAGGACCGCAATCTTCTAGACCAGTAACAGTGACCGGGTTTCTACTACAGGAAAATTTATTTCTAATACAGCAGGAAAACGGATCAGGAATATATATATAACATAGTAAATTATGCCGAACCTACCAATATCTCTACTACCTCAATCTACAACTCTTCAAGGAGATGAACTTTTTGTAGACGTACAAGGAGGAGTAACTAAGTACACAACACTAAACAGTCTATCAGCATTCACTACTAGTTCTATTCAATTAGAAGTAAATAATCTTACAGCAGCTACTTCTTCTTATTTAACTGCACATCAAGATACCGGTTCACTTATGGTAACTGGCTCTTTATCCGGTTCATCATTGGTATTTGAAAAAGGAGATACAGCTACATTTGATATTGATTTATCTAGCACATTTATTACACCATCTCAAACAGGTTCATTTGTAAATACCTCATATGGTCTATTTAACCAAACAGGTTCGTACACAGGAGTATCAGCAAGTCTAGATGAAACATCCCTCATAGGAGGAGGAGTAGGAACATTGAGTATACCTGTTAATGGATTTAGACAAGGGGATGCATACCAAGCTACATTTAGCGGTACTTGTTTATTTCATAATGGTGATACTTTGAGATTGAGAGTAAAAGCATCCGGTATACTTTTAGCAGATACTGGAATCATAACCTTAACACGAGCGGATGCTGAAAGATGGAATCTTACTATAGATTTCTCTATACACCAAATAGGAGCAGCAGGGGTAGCATCATTAGTTTCAACAGGAATATTTCAGTATACACAACATGCGTCTAGTATTTTATCCGGTAAAAACTTTGGTTTTGTTAATAATTCTACATTCGACACTACTATTAGTAATGAACTAGAAGTTACAGGTCAATTTGATCATAATGATAATGTAATTAGTACCGACATCTTTACTTTAAGAAAGATATTTTAGGACAGTAACTTTATTATACCTATATTTATAGATATAAACTAAATAGTTACT